GATGGAAAATTACATCAAGCAGTTGATAATCAACAAGCGGCATACCAATCCATCGACTGGTAAGCATACCCTGTTCGAAGAGGTTGACGATACGACCGTCCTGGTCGAGGGTGATATCTTCGAAGACATTGCGGGCACCATCCCCTACAGTGCTATCAGCACAGGCGTAGATCGAAAAGACAGGATGTCGTAATGCCGATGCTGCTTGCTACCGATGGTCTGGGTAAGATTACCGGATTTTTGGCAACCGATGGGCTTGGTACAAGATTCCCGGTTATCCCCCTTGAGGAAGATGATTTTGGGGGTAGCCAGTTCCAGCGGTTAGTACCAATCAGTGAGCTATTCGATGAAATCGTCAAACCTGTTGCGCAGACCTTGTATCTGCCTGAAGACGCAGACCGGGGAGTGGAAGACGTTGAGCTGGAAATTGACGGCCAATCCTACGCCCTCAAGCCGTATCAAACACCTACTGAGTTTATTGATGCAGCGCCGGGAGTAGAGGCTGCAATCAAGCAGGCTGTGGAAAAACTGGGTATAACTGAGCGAAAAGCCCGCAGGGAGCTGTTTAATAGAGTGCTTAAAGAACGGAAAAAGGTTGAAAAAATCAAGGAATCGGTGTTCAATGACGATGATGAGATTATTGCTATTCTGATCGCGACTGATGATTTATAAGCCCGATCAGAAAACAATGCAGGCATTTGCCAATTTAAAAGGCAACCAGAATTTTAAAATGATCTTGCTATGGTTAGCAGATTGTTTAGCCCGAACCTATGAAGATGGTAGTACGGCGAAAGAAGAATACATGGTGCGTTGGTGTCAAGGCCAGTCTCGGGATTTGAACGAAATCCTGAAGATTGCCGAGGAATCAAAGCGCTTGTAGCCGATCACTCGATGGGTGTCCGTAATACGACCACATCTTGAGAGTTTGGCATAACTCCCCGCAGGGGGATTTTCATAGTCCGGCATAGCCGATCATTATTGGAGCAACTGATGGCACTACCCAAGGCGGTACAGGAACAGGCAGATAAGGCAGCAGCAATTCAGAACCGGATCGCAGGCAACCCACCCGTAGTGGCGGTACCCGACGATAATAATCCAGCTCCAGCCTCTGATCAGGTGGATTGGGAAAAACGGTTTAAGGGGATGAAAAAGGCCCATGATAAAACCGTCACTGAGTTGCGCAACGACAAAGAGGAATTACTGGCCCGGATTGAAGCACTTGAATCCAAGCCGGAAGTACCCGACCCGCCTGCGGCGCAGGCACCTACCTTCACTCAGGCTGAGATCGAAGAGTATGGTCAGGAATTTCTGGACATGGTGACAAGGGTAGCCGAAGCGAAGTCAGCAGGTACCTCAACTGTTGCAAGCGAATTGAAGGAGTTACAGGGCAAATTTGATGACATTACCCAGTCACAGGTTAGGAGTAGAGAAGAAGAGTTCTACGATTACCTGAACAAAGCAGTACCGGATTGGGAAGACATCAATGAAGATGAGAATTTTCATGCTTGGTTGGCAGATGACATGCCGCTGACCGGCAGGCAAAGACAAGTCTTTTTGACCGATGCTCAAAAAAAGTTCGATGCCAAAACTGTCGCAAGTTTCTTTATCTCTTGGAAAGGTAGATCAGGTGATGCGAGTCATTACCCCGACACCACGACAACATCTAATGTGTTGCCGGATGATGGTGAAGGGGGTGATAAAGTGATCCTTTCCAGATCGGCAGTCACGCAGTTTTATGATGATTGCAAGCTTGGAAAGTATAAGGGTCAGGATGAACTCAAACGCCAGATCGAAATGAAAATCTTCCGAGCGACAAGTGAGGGCCGCGTGCGGTAACCAATTTGTGGCTCCTGCGAATAGGAGTCAATCATGGCTGGTATTACAAGATCGGCATCGGACTGGCAGAACGCCGCAGCGTATCCATCGCTGGCGTCCGATTCCACATCCAAGTTTATCCCTGAAGTATGGTCAGGCAAGCTGGTAGAGAAATTCTACACAGCGACCGTTTTCGGGGCTATTGCGAACACCGACTACGAAGGTGAAATCAGCGATTACGGTGATACAGTTATCATTCGTAACACCCCGACATTGCTGATCAACAACTACCAGATCGGTCAAGCGCTTTCTTACGAAACCCCTGAGCAGGCTAACACCTCGCTCGACATCAACAAAGGCAAGTACTTTGCGTTCACTCTCGATGACGTGGATGCGATGCAGGCCGATATCAACCTGATGGACGACTGGGCCGAGGACGCTTCGGAACAGATGAAAATCGCGGTTGACCTTGATGTTCTGACCAACATTATCACCGATGTTGTTGCGGCCAATAAAGGCCAAACTGCTGGTGCAATCTCCGGCGATATCGATCTGGGCGCTACCGGTACCAATGGTGCCAATGCCGTTCTGGTTGATGCTACCAATATCCTTGATTACATCATCGATATGGGTACTGTTCTGGATGAGCAGAACGTCCCTGAGACTGGCCGCTGGCTGGTTATGCCCGCATGGATGATCGGACGGATCAAGAAGTCTGATCTGAAAGACGCATCGCTGGCAGGTGATAGCACGTCGATTGCCCGTAACGGGCTGGTTGGTATGATAGACCGGTTTTACATCTATCTGTCGAACAACATCGTCGGTATCACCGAGGGTACGGCAACTCTGTATAAGCCTATTGGGGGTCACAACGCTGGCCTGACATTTGCTGCGCAGATGACCAAGATGGAAACCTTGCCCAACCCGGACACTTTCGGCCAGTTAATTCGTGGTTTGAACGTGTACGGCTACAAGGTAATTCAGGGCGCTTACCTGACAACAGGTGTTGTCAAAAAAGTGTAAAATGATGGCCCCGGCCTAGCTTTACGGTCGGGGTTTTTTTACTACTGGAGAGTGACATGAGTTTAAGAAGCCCAGCGGGTGAGTCGTTTTATGTGTTAGACCGCCATTCCGGCAATGAAATCTTGGTTACTGCTGACGTGCAGTATGATTATCGTGATTCGTGCAGGTATATTCGGTTAGACAAGCCAGCCCCGGCAGATACCCCTGATGTACTTGAAAAAGCGAAGGAAAAGGGTACTGCACGGCAGGCCAAGAAAGCGGCTGTGACGAAAAAGAAAAAGGCTGTTAAGGAAACCTGATGTTAGCATCGGACATTATATCCGAAGTTAACAAACAGCTAAACGATGTCGGACAGGTAACTTGGGACGAAGCATCGCTGTTTAATTACATTGATTCTGCACAGCAGATGATTGTATCGATCAGGCCGGATGCTAACTCACAAGTCACCGTCATGCAGATGGTTGCTGGTGCCTTGCAGTCGGCCCCGGCAAATTCCATCAGGCTGCTTGATGTAACGCGGAACATGGGAAGTGATGGCCTGACAGCGGGTCGTCAAGTGCTTGCCTGTACGGAAGAAGCACTTGACTTGTTCTCATTCAATTACACTACCGCTGCACAGGTAGCGGCTGTAAAGAATTTCACCTACGACGACCGCGCACCGCGCACCTTTTACGTCGATCCACCTTCGGATGGCACGGGTTATCTTGAGGTTAAGATATCGATTGTGCCAACCGCAATAACCGCTCCCGGCAATACGCTCGATCTACGCGATATCTACAAAAGCCATATTGTTCAGTGGTGCATGTACAGGGCGTATGCTATTGAATTTGATTCGCGTACCAGTCAGAACAGGGCGGCGATACATGAGGCATCATTCTATCAAATGATGGGTCAGAAGTTTCAGCGCGATGTTCTATTTACCCCGAGCGTGGAGACACAGGAGAACGCAAGTGGCGGTTAATTGGGAAGATTACCTATTCAACGTCATGCCGGATGTGGCTGGTTGTCCTATCTCACAGGTCGAGAGCGCAATACGGTTGTCAGCTATCGAGTTTTGCAACCAGTCCAGAGTCTACCGGCTACGGCTGGCTGACCTTGATTCTGTTATCGATCAGTCCGAGTACACGCTTGTGGTTCCGGCTGGCTCGGAAATGGTAGCCCTGCACAAGATTCAGGAAGTGACTACCGGGCAAGGTGCGAGTCATCGCCCGCTTCCAGCTATTCCATGGAACCACTATGACCGGTTTCGGGAGCAGCAAGAAAGCGATCACCCTCGGTACTTCTACCAAAATACCCCACAGACCATCACGTTGTTACCGACCCCTGATCTGGTTTATAACTACCAGCTCTGGGCGGTGCTGAAGCCTACCAAGGCAGCACTGGATGGGCCGGACTTCCTGTTCAATGATTGGCTGGAACCGATAGCCCATGGCGCAATAGCGCGGCTACAGGTGATGTCTAATAGAGTGTGGAGCAATCCTCAAATGTTCAGGTTCCACCGTGGTGAGTTTATTAATGGCTGGATGGAAGCACGAACCCGTGACGTTAAGGCCAATACAGTTAATTCCAGCACGGGCTTGTCGCCATTCGGGTTTGGTAACTATCGTACCCGGAGATACTACTAATGACGTTCCTGTTTGAAAATAATGCGGAATCAACACTTGCGGCAGGGATTACGAATGTAGCGACATCCCTGACGGTTCAGTCTGGCGATGGTGCCTTATTCCCCAACCCAAGTGGTGGAGATACCTTCCGGGCTACCCTGACCGATGCTTCGAATAACATCGAGATTGTAGATGTCACGGCAAGAACCGGTGACGTGTTTACTATTGTGCGTGGGCAGGAAGGATCGATTGCCAAGGCTTACCTTTCCGCCGACAACGTGGGGCTGCGATTAACTAGGGATACACTGGCCGAGTTTGCCCAGAACGCTGACGCGGTTCTGAAAGCAGTTGCCGCGATCAAGTCGCTTGGTGCCCTGACGTTCAATGACAGTATTCAGCTTAACTTCGGCACTGGTATAGATGCCGAGGTTTATTTCGACGGCACCCAGTGGAACTTCGACCTAAACAATGACGGCATCATAGCGTTTCGTGATGGCAATAGCGGCAATGCCAATCAGATGACTCTTGATATCGCCAATGGCAATTTGGAGATACAGGGTGATTTCACGCTTAACGGCGAACTGATACTTCAATCTGGATACAGCGAAGACTCCGAGAGTTATACGGTAACCACCGGCACAAAAACCCTCAACTTGGCACTGGCGACTGTTTTCCATCCCACCGGGCCTATGACCGCTGTTTCTTACACCTTTGTTTTCAGTAACCCCGCTGCTACCGGGCGTGTTACCAGTTTCACCTTAGAGTTGAGCAATATGACCGCTAATACAAATCCCACCCCTTGGCCTGCTGGCGTTAAGTGGATTGGTGGCTTTGAGCCGATATGGACAAGCGGGATCGACTATGCAACTTTCTTTACTAGGGATGGGGGTACTACTTGGTATGGATTTGCCGCTGGCTTGGATATGTCGTAATGCCAGCTTTCTCCGCACTCCGGGCCTTGTTAGCGGGAACAGGAACCCCTCAATTCGTATTTACTGAACGCACTGTTAGTGGTTTAGGCGGTATATTCACTCACATGCGGGTAAACCCCGCAGGTATCTGGAGTGTGTTCGGCTGGAACAATAACGCAGGCTCAGATGCGTCATCCCACACCTCCCCCGATGGTACTATCTGGACAGAGCGAACAAACTTTATGACCAGCACGGGCGGGTCGGCAAATCGTGAACGCTTCCATGGATTGGCTTGGGACTCTGTTGAAAATAGATTTGTAGGCAACTACTCCGATGCCTTCGGTAACAAAACTGTCACTCAAGCTGGCGAAGCTAATTGGACTGACAGTATTGGTTTTACCGCCGATCAACAAATTAGTTTGGCTGGATTCGATGGCGCTCTACTGATTGCTGGTGGTGATGACGACTTCGGAGCCGTGATGGGAATGACCAGCCCCAATGGCGCTGTTTGGACTAGACGCAATGACTATCTATCAGAGTTTGGTGTGTCAACAGCCAATGGTAAGGGAGATGTAGCTGCTGGCAGTGGTATGGCGGTGATACCAGTCTTTCGTGCTGGTGCGATTCCCGGCGATACGTCAATGACAATCGCAACGAGTCCTGATGGCATCACTTGGACTCTTCGCGACACCCCAGTAAGTAAAAACCCAACCTCTTCTCGTTACAATCCATTCACAGAAACTTGGTGTACTGTCGGCCTTCCAACAGGGCAAAGCCCCAATAGAGGATTGATAATGACAGCCTCTGACCCTGAAGGCACTTGGACAAACCGCTCACCCTTGGTTCCGGGTGCAGCGGGTACGGGCTTCTTCCTTGATGTTTGCGGATTTCCGGGCGGTTGGATGGCTTGTGGCACCTTCGACAATAAAGCTGTAATTTTTAACTCGCTCGATAACGGGATTACTTGGTCAGAAGTAACTACCCATCCTTTCTTCGGGGTTGACGACCGTAGATTTGATTGTATAGATTATCACCCTTCAGGCAAAATATGTGTTGGTGGGGCAAAAAATTCCAATATTAATGATTTCAAATTTATGATGTCTAATAATTAAGGCAATGGCTAGAATACAAATATCAGAGTTTCAAGGAATCGCTCCGAGGATTGATTCAAGGCTGCTGGGCGGTCAGCAGGGGCAAGTTGCCGAGAACCTGAAGCTGACATCAAAAGCACTGCAATCATGGCGTGGTCAGGTGCTGAATACTATTCCCGCCCTCTCGACTCCGAAACTGGAAACCATCTACCTGTACAAAGGGACGGGTACTGATTTATTCCTGACGTGGACAACCGATGTCGATGTTGTTAAAGCGCCTATAGCCAACGACACGACTTCCAGAATTTACTACACCGAGGCTGGCACGCTACAGGCGTCCGATAACGCCGCTGACAACCTCACAGGCGTCGATAACGGTGGATCGAATATCTTCCCCGAGAACAGTATTTTAGTCGGCATACCAGCCCCTACACTAGCCCCTTCGGTCGCTCTTGGCAGTGCAGGTGCTGGCACTACCGTGGTTCCTACGTTGTATGTGTATACCTTCGTGTCTGTTTGGGGGGAGGAAAGCGCCCTCAGTCCGGCATCGGCTATTATCAATGTTGATCATACTGACGGTAATGTTGACCTGTCAGCTTTGGAGATTACTTATCCGGGTGCAGGGACTACTCGTAATACAATACAGTTTGTTCGGATTTATCGATCCAGTGTCGGTGTTAACCAAACAGCATACAGGTTCGTTGCCGAGATTAGCCCTACAGCTACCTTTACAGACAATGTAATTGACGCATTGCTGGGTGAAGTTGTTGCGTCAACTGATTTTGATTTACCGCCTGCTAATATATTTGGTCTGATTGACGCAGGCAACGGCATCATGGTTGCGTTCACTTTATTTGAGATTTTATTCAGTGAGCCATACCAGCCCCACGCATGGCCCATCAAGTACCGACTGGCGACTTTCGACACGATTGTAGGGGGTGGCCTGTTCGGTAATACCATTGTCGTGACGACCTTGGATAGACCCTTGTTGTTGGTTGGCAACCATCCTTCTACCATGACAATGACAGTTCTTCCTGATCATCAGGCGTGTGTCAGCAAACAGGGCATTGTGTCCCTGAAGGGCCGGGTAATTTACCCATCCCCGGACGGCCTGTACTCGATTGGTTATGGTGGTTACTCATTGCTTACTGAGCCGCTGTATGACAGGGACACTTGGCAGGAACGAAACCCCTCTCAGATACGGGCAAGCTACTGGGATACCCGGTATATTGCCTTCACCGACGATGCTGGGTTGGTTATCGAGACAGCCAATAATCAGATATCGGCCAGTGACTTTAATATTGACGTTGATGCGGTATACACCGACCCGGAGAATGATCGGCTATACATCAGTGAAACCAGCGCCTTGAATGTGAATATAATCAGCGAGTTTAATGCGGCTGGGCAACGACTGGCTTATATGTGGAAGTCGAAGACATTTTCACTGGGATCATTAGCAACTATTACCTGTGGCAAGATTCTGGCCCAGTATGGTGAGTTACTGACCAACGCGGAATTAGTGGCACTGACCACCCTGATCGCAAATATTATTGCGGCTAACGGCATACTGCTGGGGGGTTTGACCATCCGTGGTGAATTGAATGGCAATCAGGTTAATGAATTTGCAATTAATGCCAGTGTTTTGCTAACCCCACCTTCGGTGCCGATTACCCAGAACGTGGTCATTAAGTTGTACGGTGACGGTGACCTGATCGGTACTGCAACCAGTGTCGATGCTACACCATTTCGTTTCCCCAGTGGCGGTCAGTTTCGACAGTACGAAGTTGAGATCGAAACCTTTACGGATGTTAACCAGATAACAATCGCGTCATCGATTACTGAATTGGTGGATTAACCATGGCTGGAGACATTCGGATACCGGCTGTACCAGATGTCCCGGTTCACCTAACCGAACACGACATCTATACGATACTGGAACCCCTCAAGCGGATCATCGATATCCGGCAGGGCAAGTTTGATGTCAATCAACGCTGGGCCACCTATCAGGACTTGATCGATTTCGGTACGTTAACCGAGGGAGCGGTTGAGCAACCTATTGTTATTATCCCGCCGACATCCCAGTTCGACTTTATTCTTTCTGGCGATATTGTGGGCGGGCCTACAACACTGGCTGACGGTAATGACCCGATTACCATGCCCACCATTATTAACCTGCCAAACGTGGTGTGTATTGACGGGGGTGACGCCGCTGAAACCTTCCCGCCTTCAACTGAAGGGCCATACGGCGTTCTGGGTGGCGGTGGCAGTGATCTGGTTGTACAGGACACCGGGGTATCGCTCAGTATTGCGGCAACCCTGCTCAACTTTGTTGGATTTACCGTCACCGAGCCAGTAGCAAATCAAATTACGATTACAGCTTCGCCTGCGGGTGCAAGCTCGGAGTATTGCCCCGGATATACATTCACATTTGTGGATACAGATACATTCGATATCCTTGGAGTCAATGTAGTAAACCTGTTTTCAGTTGGAAGGCGAATAAGGTTTTCAATAGGCGGTGTTGATTTATTTGGTGAGATCACTGCCAGTACATTCACTTCCAACACCAGAATTGATGTGACGATGGAAAGTGGCGTTCTAGCCAACGTGGCATATACCGTGTGCATGATGACGGGAGAAGCCGGGTGGAGTCCAATAGCGACTGACCCATTTGCAGGAAGCTCGATTAATGGCATAGCCACCGGGATGATTGGAGCCACTTCTTACTGGATAGCTGTTGGTGATGGCGGGAAGGCTTTTCAGTCCACAGATTCGGGCCTGACATGGACGGCCATAACCACAAGCACGACTAAGAATTTAAACGGTGTGGCATACAGTCCAAACACTGAAGAGTTTTTGCTTGTCGGGAATGACCGTACAGCCCTTCGATCTGTTAATGGTACATCTATTACTACCTTGGATTGGAGTACTGTTATCCCAGCCGCAGATGATCATTTTTTAACTGCTACTTGGGGGTCTGGTCAAGCCGTATTTTATTGCACTTATCATGATACATCTTCTGCTGATCACGCGGTAGTCGGTGTGCAGGATACTGATCTTGTTGCCTTGGCTGCTAATAGGGTTTACAACGCTGGCGTTACCAATATTGTTAGGGTAGCCGAAACGGGCGCTTTGAATCACCACATGGCCCCAATAACTAATGTCTTCTCAGGGTATAGTAATTTTACCGATACAACCCAACAAAGTTTTAGTGGCTGGACAGCTCAGGGAACCGGTACGGCAATTAGGATATTTGAAGTGCCTAGTGATGCGGGAAATACTTATTTTCTCGCCGGTTTTGCAAATGGCACTATAGTGTCTTCAAGAGGATTGGTGGCTGGGACACTGGACACCACCACATTCAGTAGCGCGATAAGGGATTTTGCACATTCAGTACTGCATGAGAGGACTATTGCTGTCGGTGACAACGCTCTTATGGGATACATAAATGATGGCGGAGGGGGATTAGTTACGTTACTCGGTGATGGAGAATTTACGTCTGTTAATAATGGGCTGAACCCTTTGGCTCATGCCTTATGTGCGGCGTTCAGTGAAGATGATGGAATGTTTGTTGTCGGTGCAAGTAACGGTCAAATCATCAGATCAACTAACGGTCTAAGCTGATGGCTAAAATCATCCAATTACAGATGCGCCGAGATACCGCAGCTTTGTGGACTTCTACTAACCCGACCCCGGCTGACGGCGAATGGTGCATGGAAACCGATACGCGCCGGATCAAGATCGGTGACGGTGTGACTGCGTGGACATCGCTGGACTATAACCCAGCGGCTGGCACTCCAGTAGATAACCAAATAGGTGTCTGGACTGGGGCTACTTTGCTGGAAGGCGACTCTCAGTTCACATGGGACGGTTCGATTCTCCTAGTTGGAGGTGCCGCTCTTGAAGTAGGCGCTGATGGCGCAACCTTTATTATTAATCATGCCGATGCTACTGGTGATCAATTTCTCGCTATTTCTGGAGGCACTGACGTTAGCAGTGGTGCAAATATACTGCTCTACGGAGCTGCACACGCTACCCCAAACAATATGGACTTACGCGGTGGGGCTAACGCTTTCCTAACATGGAATGAAACCCTTGGCATAATCAACATCAACACAGGCGTAGGGGGAAAGACCAATGCCTTCACAATAAATGCGTCACAGGTAGCCAGTTTTGTTCGTGACGTAAGAACCCTCGAAACATTCATTGCATTAGTGGGTGATGTCTCAGCCGGAGACACTGCTGCGATGGGATACTCGGCCACTAATGGTCTGAGGTTGATTGGTCAGGGTAGTGCCAAAGATGTAACCATATTGAATGACACTGCTGCGATAGTAATAGCAATCCCAACAGGAACTCTCGACGTAGAATTTTCAGGGGATGTCGGCGTTGCAGGCGAT